TGGACATGGTTAATTCAACATGGTATTGAATTATGTGCTGAGTATACACATCGATACGGTAAGGTTCATAGTTGTCAGTCAACTATAGAACATGCTGCAAAAATATTTCCAAAACAAGACAGCGAACCTACAGAGTTTGTTTTTGCAGGTCCTGATAAGTTCAAGCATGACGACACTATAGACATATTCACAAAATACAAAAGATATATTGCCTCAAAACCATGGGCAGCATCAAACTACTTACGTGACGACACTAGAAAACCACATTGGGTATAAATTATGAATCACTACGGACTTGAAGTAACCTTTTGGGTAGTAATGTCACTATCACTCCTCTACCTATATGAGGAAAGTAAAAAGTGAGTGATTTTATATGGGTTGAAAAATACAGACCCAAGACAATTGATGACTGCATACTCCCTGATGGTATTAAAAAAACCTTCAAGGAGTTTCTAAATAAAGGCGAGATACCTAACCTGTTGCTGTCAGGACCGCCTGGTATTGGTAAAACTACAGTGGCGAAAGCACTCTGTAATCAACTCGGAGTGGATTGTTATGTTATCAACGGATCAGACGAAGGACGATTCCTTGACACAGTTAGAAACCAAGCTAAAAACTTTGCCTCCACTGTTTCCCTTACGGGAGGGGGGAAGCATAAGGTTATCATCATTGACGAAGCAGATAATACCACACATGATGTCCAGTTACTTCTTAGAGCGAACATCGAATCATTCTATAACAACTGTAGATTTATATTTACGTGCAATTACAAAAACAAAATCATAGAACCTCTTCATTCTAGATGTTCTGTGATAGATTTTACTATCACAAAAAATGCCAAACCTCAGATCGCAGCGTCTTTTTTCAAAAGGATCACAACCATCCTCAAACAAGAAGGAATCAAAGCAGATAACAGAGTTATTATTGAACTCATCAATAGACATTTCCCAGACTGGAGACGAGTCCTCAATGAACTCCAACGACATTCTGCATCTGGTTCTATAGATGTTTCTATTCTTGCAGATTTTTCTACAGTAAAGGTACAGGAACTTATCAAGTTTTTAAAACATAAAGAGTTTCAAAATGTCAGGAAATGGATAGTTCAGAACCTAGATAACGATCCTAGTGCTATACTTAGAAATGTATATGACTCCATGTACGAGTCCTTGCAACCTAAATCTATTCCAGAAGCAGTATTGATTATTGCAAAATATCAATATCAATCTGCTTTTGTTGCTGACCATGAGATAAATCTTTTGGCAGCACTTACTGAAATTATGTGCAGTTGCGAATTCAAATGATTACTATGTTTTTTATTGCATGCCCACCAGTTTACACCTTGCCTGGTACATGGGATGACCCAGAAAAAATTAAGAGGTGCCAAGAAACACTTATACCTCATCTAGAGTTAGAACCTGAGACTGGTTTTCTTGTGTTCATAGGACTACTTGTTTTATCTTCTATCATCTATGGTTTATACATGACCTTTGGAAGAGGTGGTAAAGATCTCAAAGATGAAATCAAAGAGCATGCTAGAATGCATGAACTTGGTATTGCTCATGGACATGAGGGTGGTGGTGCTAGACCAGTCATGACACAAAAAGCACAAGAAGACGATTACCCACAGCATCATCATGATGACTAATCTTATCTCTGATGCATTGAAGAAGGAATTGAAAGCACTTATCAATGAAGTGTTGGATGAGAGAGAGTATGAAAAAAAACTCAACGGTCCTTATGATATGATCGAGGAACTTGATAATATAAACATAACACCTGCAATGCTTGATGACGCTTATGCACATCACTTCAATAATGTGGGTATAGATACATCAGGTATGTTTACCTTAGACGATTTAGATTTATGAAATGTTTAGTGACAGGGGGAGCAGGTTTTATAGGTTCCCACGTAGTAGGTAAACTACTAGAAAATAATCATCATGTTGTTGTGATAGACAATGAGTCATCAGAAGCAAATGATGCGTTCAATTGGTATGAAAACGATGCTGAGAACCATGTTATTGACATACGTGATTTTGATGCTTGTCGCCCTTTGTTTGAGGGCGTTGAATACGTATTCCATCTAGCAGCACATAGCAGAATACAACTTGCTATGCAAAGACCAAAAGATTGTTTGGAAACAAACTATTTTGGCACTTATAATATGTTAGAGTGTGCAAGACAAGTAGGTGTAAGAAGATTTGTAAACTCATCTACATCATCCTCTTATGGTTTATTGAATGAACCACCACTACAAGAGGACATGAAAACTGATTGTCTCAACCCATACTCTGCAAGTAAAGTAGGAGCAGAAATTTTATGTCAAATGTACTACAGATTGCATGGACTGAGAACTATAACCTTGAGGTACTTCAATGTTTACGGTCCTCGTCAACCTTTGAAGGGAATTTATGCACCAGTTGTAGGTCTTTTCGAGGAGCAGAAAAAACGTGGGGAACCTCTTACAATAGTGGGAGACGGTGAACAACGTAGAGATTTTACTCATGTATATGATGTAGTTGATGCTAACATTTGTGCTATGATGACAAATTTCTCTGGTATCACAGTGAATATAGGATCAGGTAAGAATTATTCAGTCAATGAGGTTGCTGCATTTATATCTGATGATACTATAACAATACCTGAGAGACCAGGTGAGGCAAGAGAAACTCTTGCAGATAACTCAAGAGCACAAAAGTTGCTCAGTTGGACACCAAAATGCACTTTGGAGGATTACTTTGATCCCAACACCTATCTTTGAACTTCTCGTACTGATCATTATGGTCGTATGGTTGAACGTTTTATTATCACAACTTGGTTATTATGATAACTCAGAAAAGTCTAAAAACTCCCCTAAGATATCCAGGCGGAAAAAGCAGGGCAGTCACAAAGATTAGTCAATTCTTTCCTGATTTGACTAATTTTAAAGAATATAGAGAACCATTTCTAGGAGGTGGGTCTGTTGCACTATGGGTGAGTAAACAATTTCCACATCTTGATATATGGGTCAATGATTTGTATGAACCATTGTATAATTTTTGGGAAAAACTGAGAACAAATGGTGATGAAATGACATATAGTTTAAAAAACTATAAACAAACTCATCCTGATCATGATAGTGCAAGAGAATTATTTGAAGAATCTAAGATTGCAGTGGCAGATAGGTCAAAAGGTGACTTAAACAGGGCGGTTGCATTCTATATAATCAATAAATGTAGTTTTTCTGGTTTATCTGAGGCATCTTCTTTCTCTAAACAAGCGAGTGATTCTAATTTTTCTATGAGAGGTATAGAAAAATTACCAGAATACTCAAAAATAATAAGAAAGTGGAAGATAACTAATGTATCATACGAATTTTTACTTGGTGGGGAAAATTCTTTTGTCTATCTTGACCCTCCTTATGAGATAGGGTCAAATTTATATGGCAAAAAGGGTGGAATGCAGAAATATTTTCATCATACAAACTTTTCTAAGGCATGCTCTGAGGCAAAACATCACATGGTGGTCAGTTATAACTCGTCTAACTTGAATAAAAGACGATTTAACGATTGGAAAGCAGCAGAATACGAACATACATATACAATGAGGTCTACTGCCAGTTACACAATGGCACAAAGACAAAGAAAAGAACTTGTGTTGACTAATTTCTAATGAGAAAAACCATTATAAACGCATTAATCTCTCATGCAAATGGAGATATACAAAAACACCTTGCTAATATTGAGGTTTACCTGACAAACCCTGCAGGTATAGGTGAACATAGTGATATAATGGAAGCAATACAGACTGAACTTGATCAGGTAGCTAAATATCATGATCAAATTGAAGTCATCAAAAAATACTTGAAAACTGATGGACGAAGTGAATGATTTATACTCTGACATGGAGAGATTGAACTCCCTGTATGAAGAATTATGTTGGGAACATGACGTTCCCTTAGATTTTATACCTGATTATGAGGGTAATCGGATTATAATAAGACCTCGATATGGAAAATCAAGTTAGAGACTGGATTAATAATCTTCTAAGTGTGCCTAACCCTGCTTTTGCAGGTATGCCACCATGTCCGTATGCAAAAAAGGCATGGTTAGAGGGAAATGTGAGTGTAAAAAAATTTGTAAATTATGATCAGTTAGAAGAAGATATAAAAGAACTTGGTCAAAGAGTTATGATATTTGTTTTTACATATCCACTCTCACCAAATGCAGAAAAACTTAAGTCTGTAGTTGAATGGTTGGGAACGAAACATCCTGAGTATATTTTTTATGATGAACACCCTGATACTATAGAAGAGGTGGCAGGTATTAGGATGAATAGTGGTATGTCTGCTATAATCGTACAGGATCGTAAAGACTTGCTAGAAAAGAGAGCAGAATTACGCAAAACAGAGTATTACAATAATTGGGACGACGATATGAAGGATAGAATATTTGCAAAATAATTACAAATACCATGCACCATGGGACAGACTCAAGACTGTAGTGCTAGGAACATTTTACGATGTAGATTTTTTCTCAACAATAAAAAATGATGTCATAAGAAGTGGACTTAGTAGAATAGCAGAGGAAACAAACGAAGATTTGGATAATTTTCAAAGTGTTCTCAAAGATTTTGGATGTGATGTAATTAGACCTAAGTTAAATCCTGACGATAGAATCGATAGATATATTGATGATGGTAAAGTAAATTTTATAAATCCTTTTCACAGGATAAGAACTGTACCTAGACCTCCTTTACAGGTCAGAGACTGTTCTTTAGTGGTTGACGACAAATTATACATCACACATGGCGATCATTCAGCAATTTTTGAATGTCTTGATGAATATAATAAAGACGATCAAGTTATACTTGATTTTGACTTAGAAAGTTTGAGTCAAGAGGAAAAAGAAAAATTACATGAGACATATTATAAGGTAAGGAAGACTAATTCATGGCCTGATGACATAGAAAATGCAGATATATCTCAATTAGATGATATAACACAAATGGAAATAGAATATTTCAAAAAATATTCTAGAGAATCTATGGTTCACTTATTGAAAGCACCATGCATGACATTGATTGGTAATGATATGGTTGTCGAAAGTGCTTTATTTGATTTGAATCGTTTACCATTTGATCTAAGATATAATGTTGTTAATGAGGGTGGACATAGCGATGGATGTTTTGCTCCTGTAGTGCCAGGTGCAATCATGACTGTCAGATCTCCCTTGTTATATACCAAAACTTTCCCTAAATGGGATGTACTACATCTGCCTGGTCATGCAAAAACAAGTAAGTTTACCAGTGATATACACAAGTGGAAGAAAAAGATAGGTGGAAGATGGTACGTTGACGGTGATATCAATGAGGAGTTTGTAGATTTTACAAACACATATCTATCAGAACTAACAGGATTTACTATAGAAACAATCTTTGATGTCAACTCCTTAATGTTAGACAAACATCATATATGTGTTTCAAACCTCATACCAGAGGCGGAAGAATTTTTTAAAAAACATAATGTAGAACCAATCGTTGTTCCCTTTAGACACAGGCATTTTCATGATGGAGGATTACATTGTGTGACACTTGATTTGTATCGTGAGGGTAACAAAATTGACTACTTCCCTGAGAAAGATGATATAATGGTAATAGATGGCAGTTCTAGGTTTGCAAAAATGATTGGACGAGACAGGTTTGAGCAGAGAGGGTTTACATGGAACTGAAAGACTGGTTGAACAGTATCAACTACAGTAAGAAGAACCTTATTGATGAAGATCCTGATGTAGAAAAGAAATAT